GTCAAATGCAACCAATGAACAAGAAGGGAACCCAACTTCAACCACTCAAAACCTCGATCAAGCTCTCGATGCGCACCACGCGCTAAATGAGCCAGATGACACCTCAACCGCCTCATCAGCAGCTGAGGAACCATCGAACAAACAAACATCCAGTATGGGGGGATTTACCTCATTCGACATAGCACATCGCTTCTTTCCAGTCAGTGAGACGTCACGACGGATAGTCACACGATTTCTTCGAGATCCAACTGCTTCTTACTACAAGTTACTAAGGAACATGTACTCTACAGCTGAGCCAATTAACGACTGGCTGTCTCCTACGCATTTGGACGACTTCGACGCAGAGAACTACGACCTGGACACGGAGAGTGAACACATGGCCTCCCTACATGCTGAGAAGGCATTAGTCGAACCTGCCTTTGTTCACTATGCTAACATTCCAGGGCAAAAGCTTGCTCTTGACCCAGCTGTGATCACTGATCAAGTCGGCGCTGAGTCAGTGCTGGCCTCAAAGCTCTTTGACCCTAGATCTCGACAGATCATCCAGGAGACCAGAGCCACGTCTGAGGCGGTCTCGGTGCTCAATAGCGCACTGAACCATGGGATCGGGACTTCAATGGCTGGTCCTTTGTGCACCATGATGACAGCCTTCGCAACTGAGTTCAGATCGCTCAGCCAGGTGCTAAGCATGGAGTGTGAGCCGCCTGAACGGATCGTGTTCCACAAAGCCAGCTTTCAGAGCACTTGGCGAAGTCAGTCGTCCTTCGTGATCTGGACGTCCACCGGCTGGTTCATGACGACACAAAGTCACTACATCGAGCTGACTGACGGACTGCTCCACAAGCCAGACCAAGCTGCACTGTGGTTGTTCGCTTTGACGTTGAGACGGGTGCCGTTCAAGACGGTGCATGTGTACAACTGCCCGATCAAGGCAAAGACGATCACAGTCAGTGGAACTGGACAGATTGAGGTTGTTGATCACGAGCCGCCGATCAACTCTCAATCTGGTGCAGATGAAGCTGATCTAGAGGAGGACTTAGGAGTAGGAGAGGGGACTGAGACTGACGAGGCTGACGAACCAAGCACACAAGATGTTGACTGGGCTGTCACGCTGGTCCAACGTCTCGGCTCTCTGTACGGACATGAGGACTACCCGATTGACATCCCCGTCATGATGCGGGCGCTTGGGCAGGTGCTACGCTGGTCTCAGCACTTACTAGCT